GGTTGCCACTACGGTGGAAGTTTTCGATGATGAACTTATTGCGTTAATAATGGAACGAGATGGACACGTATTAGCAAAAATGCGTACTTTACCACAGGGAGTCAAACCATGAATCTTGAGAGTGTCTACGGGCTAAAGTGTGCCCGTGTAAGTGATATAAACGAGCACCTGCCGACATTGAAGCAATATGCTTCTGAATGTGACCACGTAACCGAAATGGGTGTACGCAAGATTGTGAGCACCTACGGATTGTTGGCTGGGCGTCCGAAGAAAATGATTTCTATTGATCTTAGACATCCAATAACAATGGGTGGCGACTTTGAACTGCTTATCAAGATAGCTACAGAGGCCGAAGTAGATTTTTCGTTTATTCGTGCGAATACCAGAGAGATCGATATAGAAGAAACCGACCTGCTATTTATTGATACATACCACAGTTATGAACAACTAAAGATCGAGCTTGCCAAGCATGGGAGTAAGGCAAGAAAGTATATTATACTTCATGATACTGCCACATTTGGTTATGTCGATATGAACGGTTTTGGTCGTGGCCTTATGCCAGCTCTTGATGAATTTTTGGTAACGAATCCAGAATGGTGTATCAAAGAACAGTTTGATAATAATAATGGTTTAACGGTAGTAGCACGAATATGAAGTATGGCATTATCTATGCTGATCCCCCTTGGCAGTACGAACGACCAAGCACTCTAAGTCTGCAACTACAAGGATATTGCCAGATGAGCGCGGAGGAATTGAAGCGCATGAATGTGGAATCCTTAGCAGAAGATAATGCTTTGTTGTTTATGTGGACGAGTGGTCCAGTGATGCAGCAATCGATTGAATTGATGGAAAGCTGGGGATTTTCATACCGCACCGTGGCGTTCGTGTGGAACAAGAAGAATCCTACTTTTGGAAAATACACGATGCCTATGTGCGAATATATTTTGGTTGGCAAACGAGGATCAATCCCAAAGCCACGCGGTCTTCGGAATATTCGACAACATCTTTCACTTAAGAAAGGGGAACATAGCGTTAAACCAGATATATTCAGAACGCTTATAACTAAAATGTTTCCTATACAACGTAAGTTAGAAATGTTTGCGCGGGAGGCGGTAGAGGGCTGGGATGTATTTGGTAATGAGGCAACTAATAGTATCAGCATACCAATGCGTTCTAAGTTTGAAATGCGACAACTAGAAAGGAGGAAGTTGTGTCGAATCCATTAGATCCTAAGCGACAACTAAAGATCAATAGAAATCCAATCCAGCGACCAGGGCAAGACGTACTACTACGCGAAACTGTGTTTGGTGGACCAGATGCTTGTCGTGACGTTAGATTATATCTTGATGCTGCCACACTCGAGCATCTTTTAGATATTGCTAGACAGGCAGCGTCCCAAACCTGCTTCATTGGACAAGCTGGTATCTGTATCCAGGTATATCAGAACGGTGATGGCCACACGTATGAAGTATGGAAAATAGTCGGTACGGAGCCTCGACCTGTGCGAGTTATGGGGATCTAATGATAGATACTAATGCTTACCATTCTCTAATGGCGCAAATGGTAAACAACTATCCGCTATTTAACCTAGCGCTGACTACGCACAAGAATACCCGTGGTGCGCCTATGTCATTCAAGGATAAACCTTATCTAGTAGAGCTCTATACAGATCTGCCAAACTTAGATGGGGCAGACATACGCAAAGCCGTGCAAACTGGCTTGTCCGAATTATTTATTCAGTTGATTTTAGAGAGAGCTGGCTGGGCGGGTAAGATTTGTGCTTACGTCCTTCCGACGTTTACTATACGTGATAGGTTCGTCCAGAATCGTATTGATCCTCTTTTGCAGACGGTGCCTCCATACAAAATGCGTGCAGGCTTGATGGGTAAGGGATCAACTGGCAACCTAAAACTCAAGCGCTTCGGAAACGGCGCATTGATGTTTCTTGGATCAAACACAGTATCAGACTTTATTGAGTTTTCTGCCGATGTTTTGGTTATTGACGAATTTGACCAATGTGACCCAACTAACCTTGCGAAAGCAAAAGACCGTTTAAGAGCATCTACGCGACCCCAGATGTTCAGGTTAGGTAACCCGACCCTTCCACGAGTTGGGATCTCAAGACTATATGAACATACCGATCAGCGGTCTTGGTTCACTAAATGCGACCACTGCAATCATTGGCAACCGATGGATTGGTTTGCCAATATTGTTGAGCGAACTGATAAGGGAGATTGGCAACTTAGGGACACAGACCGAATGTTCGGCGAAAGTTATGTGCGGCCTATTTGTGTAAAGTGTCACCAGGGAATCAATAGAGAGATAGCAAAAAGTTGCTGGGTAGCGAAACGTACCGAGGAATACTGGCGTGGGTACACAATAAGCAGACTGGATGTGCTTTCTGAAAACTTTAGGGCCTTGTTTAAGGAATGGATAAGTGCCCAGGGACATAGCGAAATGCTGTCTACCTTCTACACGTCAGTTTTGGGCATACCATTTGAATTTAGTGGTTCACGTTTAACAATGCAGATGCTCAACGAAGCCTCAACGGGGGAGTCGTTGGATTATGGTGGGGGATCTGAATACCGCAACAGACTGGTTACACTAGGTGTTGACGTTGGTTCTGTCCTAAACTTCGTTCTTAGCATCGTAGATGAAAATGAACAGGGAGCTCTTATTCGGACTGCAAAATATGTAGGATCGGTTAGAACCTTTGAGGAAGTGGCAGATATAATACGACGGTATCATGTAGACTGCTGCGTTATTGATGCGATGCCAGAGACGCGCAAGGCCCAAGAGTTGCGTGATTTATTTCAAATGGAAGGCGGTTGCGAGGTATGGTTGTGCCGTTATCATCCAACGCCCCGCATCGGGCAGCAGATTTATGGCATGAAGTTGAATTACAGAACTCGGGTAGTGACGGTGGATCGAACGCAAGTGTTTGATGCCACGTTTGATGAGATCAAAGATGGACGACGTGTTTTTCCAGACGATACTATGACGGTACTTGGCTGGTCCCAACAGATGCGTGCGCCAGTGCGTGTATTAAATGAAACTAAAAGTAGGATCATTTGGACAGAGGGCAAATCTCCAGACCACTACCGCCATGCTGGTATTTATGACAGAATCGCTTATGATGTAAGTGAGTCTGGTGGTGGATATTTTTCGGGGTAGGGTAGTATATAATGGCAACGTCTTGGGGGTTTGAATGACCCGGATCATCGGTACAAGTACTACATTAGTAAAACAGAGAGAAACGCCGAGCGTTGGGGGCTGGCTTAGTCAGCCTGCTGCACGAAAGCGAAAGGGGATCGTGCCAAACAATAATTTGTATGGTATTGATACTCCAGCACTTAGTGATGTTCGTCCAGACCGGTTTTTATCAGATGATGAGATGTGGTCAGTTTACCGGCGAACGCCAGATGTCCGTGCTTGCATCGATTCAGTTGTGCGCCGTGTGGCTACTTTTGATTGGACGATACGACCTACGGTGGAGCCGAACAGCGAATACTTTTTGGAAGCGTTAGATATTGCCGCTCGCGCACAGCGGTTTCTTACGGCTCCAAACAAAAATGGCGATACCTGGCAAGATATCATGACAATGATGTTGACAGACTTATTGGTGTATGATGCGGGCGCAATTGAATTAGCTCATGATTCAAAAGGTACGCTACAAGAACTCGTGCCGCTACGCGGATCTTCAATTAGACCGATAGTAGACCAACATGGGAGAATTCTTGAATACCAACAAGAAGCAATCGTTGGAGGAAGCAGTAGCCTAAGTGGAACAGTAATAGAGTCTAATAACCGACCAACATTCAAGCCATCCGAATTAGTAATGTTTCAGTTGTTCCCGAACACAGCATCATCAGGATATGGTAATCCTCTTATTGAATGTATTGTGAACGAAGTAATTACGTTATTACGAGCGGCAGAACACTTGATGTTGGCATATGATGCAGATGAAATACCACCAGGCATCTTAGTGTTGACCGGACTAGCGGGGAATGCTGCAAGAGAAGCGCGGTCAGATTTTACTAATCTAAAAGGGCAAGATAGTAAAATACGTGTACTGACTACACCAGATCCCACTGG